AAAATTCAATGGGAAGCTTGCTCTTTACCGCAATTAATGAACTATTTTTCTTATAGAATGGTTGAGGGTGATGTTGGAGTTTGTCTTAGGATAATATCCAATACATCTCAAACTGGTCAGCTTTTAATTTCACAGGTCTCTGGAGTTTCCAGATATTATTATGGAGAGACTGAAAAATGGACAGGTTTAAGATTTTTACAAGATTCGATGAGTCCCATTGATTATGCTGTAAATGCTTCTCTTGCTGTAGATCTATCTTTAAATAGAAATATAGCTATAACAGCGTGTAGAAGGGATAATTGTGTTAAGACAGATCTGGCTAAGAAGCTTTTGGAAGTTGGTAGAGTCGCAGACGAGAAAGATGAATCTTATTATCCTGTCGCCAATCAATTTTTGGAAGATTGGCTTATTGTTGCTCCTTTAACAACTATTACACATCCTGAAGCTAGCAGCATAACAATCGCCATTTATTATGATTGGAGTAAAGTTAAATTTCAAGTTCCCATGTTGTGTGTTCCTTTTCTTAATACAGATTCATTGGTTTTACAAATTTTGCAATTTATAGAGTCATTCAAGGATGAGGAATTTTTCAGTGATTTAACTGAATGGAAGTGGTGGCCAAGAGATATTGCCGAGAGTAAGGATATGGCTCATTTAAAACATTTTGCTATTACAAATTCACCAATTTCTTATAATCAAACTAAAGCTAATATTATAGGCACAATTCAGCGTGCCAAAGCAAGTAAATTAAAACTTCAAGGTTAATATGCATTTTGGTTCAAAAATTAGATTCTTATTTTCAATAATATTATTTACGATTGCTTTTTTGATATTTCCCTCATTCTCTTTTATTCCTAGAGTCTTTTCTGATACTAAAGATAAATTTCTTCAAAAAGTTAAAATTACTAAGGATAAAGCTACTGAAATATTTTCCGATGAATTGACTCTTTTAGAAATGAAAGATACGTAACCATTCATGTACATATTCCATTATCATTAAACTTATGCATATACGTTGACAGGCCTTGAAAACCTGAAGATGTGGCTTACGCCGAAGAAAAATCAAAAATGTAAACACTTATTATATAACAACACATTCACGAGCCCTGAAACAGGTGGACTGAGTCCTGACAATAAGGTCTTCCCAGGGTGCGATGTACACTTTGAGTTTTACGTAGTGGTTAAAGCTGCCATTAACCTCCTTGTAGCAGGGAGCTTTTTGACACCGCTATTAGTTTTACTCCGGTGTGGCATATGTCTACATATACCAACTGTCTGAAATCTATAAAGTAAAAGGTTGGAGTTCTATGTGTAGCTTTGGCTTAGGCAAGGTGAATAGGACGCAAAGTTCCAGTGAGTATATAATGTAGGTTTGCTTAAAAATTAAATAAATATTAATCATTAGACAGTAGTAGATTGAAAAGAGCTTCTATTTCACAAAAGATGTCTTTTAAAGGCATCCTCTTTTCCGCAATGTCAAAGGCGAGAGGCGGTTGCGTCGACACGCCCTTTCCAGGCTAGTTAGGGAGTCCTGAACATCAAAATACCCTATCAAACAAACCCTCAAACTCTTTTTAATGCAGACAATAATACAGAATAAATTTATACGATATATCAAAATGAATCCAATCGCTCAATTCAATCAATTTATTCAAAACAAAGATATTACAGAAGTCACAGAGACCTACAGACTTAATCAATGGAATGAACAACCAGTTTGGGAGCATTTCATAAAGATTGTTTATGCAGGAGAAGAATTTTCAGGTGAAGGTTTTGGCCGAAGGAAACAAGATGCTAAGCATATTGCTTGCAAGGTATTGCTTGATAAGGTTCAGTTTTATAAACGCAATGATCCTTTAGTAGAAGAGTTGTTAACCATCGGAGGAATTGAGACCAATCCCGGACCTGTTGTAAGAATTCCAAAAATTTTGGCTTCTTATGAGGAAAATAAAGATAATTGCAAAATTGCAACGGCTTATGGTTTAGAAATCACATTTGAGAAACACCAGTTAAAGTCTTCCGATCATTATATGAATATTACGGTTGATGATATTAAGGCTGATCAGATAAAGCATCTAATGGACAATAAAATGTTCACTAAGATATCCGCTTGTTTGCCAGCTGAAGATCAACGATCGGGGTATTCAAATCATGAACAATTCAATCCGGAGAAAAGAATATTATTCAAACATAATCACAAATTGTTTCAAGAACTTGGACTCAATTTTCCCTTGGATGAGTCGGATGGTGTTTTTTGGAAAGTTGGAAATCTTCATTTTGTTCCGAGAAACCTTCTTAGAGTCAACACAGGAGTTGGTTGGATGAACTATGATTCATCTCAGGCATTGATTGGCAAATACTCGTATTGTTTAAGATCAATAGAGAAACAAAGCATGACTCAGAAACAATTGGTTCATTACGCGGCCCTTGTTACGTCACTCCAAATGATGTATACTATGGTTGATGATGATTTTAATTCTATCATGCAATTGTATTCGACGTTGTTTTTCTCTAATGTCGCGTATTTGACGAGAAAGGTAGGAGTTTGTTTCACAGAAAACAAAGAAAAAGAAGAGTCTTGGGAGATGTTGAAAGAGATTGAGTTTATTCCTGTCCCAAAGCCAGTTGCTGTATATGGCCATCCAAGTGAGTTGGTGAAGAATCCATTTGCCCCACATTTGTCAGATTTTCCATCTATGAAGTATGTTTGTCCTGATATAGCAAGTTTGGACTCCTTGGTTCCTGAGCTCGATTTTGACAGGCCTTATGAGGATTTGTTGAATGATTATAAGAAAGGAAAGTTGAGAGATCCGAAGATGTTTTTTAGAGAGTTGAAGTTTGATTTCATGAGTGTTAAAGACAAAATCCCAGTTGTTTTGAAACAAGAAACAGAGAAGTATTCTGCTTTGGAAGGTTTTGTTAGAGAACTCGTTTTATCTCGCTTGATTAAACGTGATTTTGAGGAGGCAGTTGTTCATGCATTGGAAAAGATGAATAATCCTGAGTTAGGAAAGCAAATTCTTAAAGTTTTGTCGATGAGGGTTTATTCACATTCTGTCATTGTTACATTGCAAAAGATGTTGTATGCTAAGATTAGTAAAGATGCTTTTCCAAATTTGGATCAACTAAAAACATCAGATTTTACTTTGGCTAATTTTGGTCAGGAGTATCTTATTGCTCGAAGAATGCAGCTTGAATATTATATATTCTCCAGAGAGTTTGGAATCACCACGAATGCGAATATGTTTAATACAGTTGAAAATGTGAAGAGACTTCATTTGATTAGACATTCAAAAGTTGAGATTGTGAATGAGTCATATATTCAGAAAGTTAAGAACTTGTACAATGACTGCAGAGAATTTTTCCGTGCTAGCTATGACACAAAGAAGACAATGAGAGAAGTCAATGCTCTTTGGGAAGAGAAACAAGATTCGATTAGAGAGCTTCTTGGCAAATCAGAAAGAATTAAGGAAGTTGTAGACATGACAGATTTTTCATCATTCAGTAGTTCATTAACATCAGCTAAAAATGTTGCAAATACTTTGTTCAATCAGATGCTCGAATGGATTTATAAGCAAGTGAATTTACCTTTTCACAATGATTTTCCCGCCAGTACTGCTTTATTGTATTATTTGGTTTGGAAAAATACTGATAATGTCACACTTCAGTTTATGCTTATGATTGATATTCTTGGAACAATTGGAATTGTTGATGTAGCACTTGCAGCTATCAGAACTGTTGGCCATATATTGGGTAATATGTGGGATAAAGTCACAAATGTTACTATGACAGAGAATGATCTTGAATTGTTGTTAGGATCAATGCAGACCAAGACAGCGAAGAATTTGGACAAAGCAAAAGAGAATATTGCTACAGTACCTGAACCGGAATTTACACCTGAAGATATTTCTACTTGGGACAAGATCATGCATGCAGTTAATTCAAATAATATTGCACTTATTGGACTTGTTGCTATGGGAATTGGAACAGCATTTAAATTGTCGACTAAGAACTATAATTGCAATATTGTTGGAAATGGAATTGTTGAAACCATGAAAAATCTTTCTTTTATTGGAGGAGGAATGCTCATGGTTCCAAAAATTTATCAGATGTTTGTTGGCATTGTCAAATGGATTGTTGATGAAGTTAAAGGTTTAGTAATAAAAGATCATATTACTAAGTATAATATGAATAAGAAGGCCATAGATTGGTTGAAGCAAATTACACCATTTATTTCAGATACGGTTTTGAAGATATTGCCCAGGAGTCCTGACTTGTGTTTGAGTTGGTTGATGTTAGAGAAAGAGTATGCAAGTATTTATGCTCGATCAACAGATCTTGATAAAGAGCTTAGAATTGCTTTTACAGCCCACGCGAAGATATTCCTTTCTAGGAGTGAAAAAGTGCACGTTGCTTTGGTTAATATGTTTCCAGCTGATGAGATATTCCATGTTCAATTTTATTCAAAACCAGGAATGGGAAAGACAGATCTTGCTCATGGAGTTATTGATACTTTAACAAAGACAGATACGAATGTGAATATTGATAGAGCAATGACTATGGAAGGTGAAGTTCAAAGAAGTTTGATTACAAGTGCCATATTTAAGGATAACACATTTTCTGATACATATTCCTATAATGAGAACCTGAAATACATGGATGGATATTACGGACAGATGGCTCTGTATCTTGATGATACTAATGTTTTTACAAATACACCAGCCGAACAAATTGTTCAACTTATGTATATCTGTTCAGGAAATACGGTTCTTGCTAACATGGCAGATGTTGCAGAGAAAGGTAGACCTATAGACAGCAGAATTATGGTCTCAAATACGAACAATCCTTGGATGAAACCACAATATATGGCTGATTTTGATGCTTTATGGAGAAGAAGAATTTTGATTGAGGTTGTTCCAGTCCCCGAACTTGCAGAATTGATTAAGGCATCAGATAAAGATGCTGTTATTGTTATTGGAGAATATTGCGAAACAAAAAATTTGAATAGAAGCAAATGTGAGCATTTAAGATTCAATGTTCTTAATTCATGTACGAATACAGGTGTTATTACGACAGTTGATGTGCCTACACCCGAAGGCAATAAGATCGTTCAGCTCAAGGATATGAATTACTCACAGCTATCACGTTTTTTGGCTCAGAAGTATGTTACCCATATGGGTACGGAATGGAAAAGATCTACAGAAAAATCTCCAATAATGTCGAAGTTGAAGATGTATTATCAGGCCCTTGCAAAGAATAACGTTGCTGGTTACACTGGAGATGGTACTAGAGGTTATATGGCCAAAGGCGTCAAAATTGTTACTGATTATTACAACGAGATTGTTGAGAAAAAGACTCTTAAGAATATTAAAGAAGCTCATGATGATTGGGGCTTAACAGAAGATGATAAAAAGCACATGATAAAGATCTGGGCTGACAGAAAGAATTTGGAGTTGGAATTTAT